ATGGAAATTAAAAAAGTCATAGGAATTTTAATAATCATTTGTGTAATAGTGTTAAGTGCAGCATTTTTATATTCTAATCAACAGCAGGATTTGAATAATGAAACTCAAGTAAACAATACAACTAATATTACAAAAAATAATACTACTTCTAATATTACAAATAAAACAGTAGATAATGCAAATAATGTAAAACATGCTGAATCAACAATAAAATCAAATAATTATCAAAGTCAAGAAAATAAAGAACCAGAATATGGTTCTGATAGTTATGTTGAAAAATGGGATAAATCCAATAAAAATGGTGATGATTGGGCATACACACATTCACAACCAGTGAAAAAAGAAAAGGGACATAAATATAAAAGAATGTATGATGAAGATTCAGGGAAAAGTTACTGGTATCAAACAGATCAAGATTTATGAATAAAATAAGTTTTAAGGAGTTATGGGAAACATGGATGATTTAATAAATGTTGAAAATATGAAAACATCATACAGGATTGTTGATGAATCAATTCAAAGCTTAGATAATAAAGCAGTGCAAATGATAAGTATCATTGGAATAATGTTCACTATACAAGTAACAATACTTCCAAATATTGTATACTCCATTGGAGTAATAACCTTAATATTATCATTAATATCATATTTCCTTTCAGCAGGTTTATTCATTAAATCTTGCATGGTAAAACAATACAAATTTTACCCTACTCCTGAAACAGTATGTCATCATTATGAAGATGATGTGACCTGTGAAGAATATATTAGTGAATTTATTGGTGAAAGCGAACATGTTGTGAATTATAATTTAAATGTTGCTAATGGTAAAGGAGAGTATTCTAAATTTGGATTTTACTTCTTTGCTTTAGGATTATTTTTAACATTAATAACAGTAATTTCAGTAGTGATACAATGAAAATATATAATGGAAACATTACTGAAGAAAAAGAAGATAAGAAAAAGAATAAAAAGAAACGTAAAAGAGATAATACTAGTGCATATATATACAAATGGGCAGAACCAGAATAATATAATATTTTTTTAAGGAGTAATGAAAAAATGAAATCTAGAAAATTATTAACAATACTATTGTTAAGTATAATTGCAGTAAGTGCAATGTGTGTTGTAGTTGCAGCTGATGCAACTGATGAGCTTGGTGATGATGCTATGAATGGTATCAAAGTTGAAAAAGGTAAATTATTAGATTACCAGAGTGGAGATGAAATTGGTACTGTGAAACAAATTAATAGTACTGATGAAGGTGAAAAAGAAATTTATGGATATGATAGTGGAGCTATTGATAAGATTGTTTCTGATGATCCATTGGTTGTAGAGTATATTGTTGAAGATACTACAAACAGTTCTAATTCTGGTATTTATTGGATGTTTGGACATGATGGTAAAATATTTCTAGCTTTCAATCCTACTGATAAAATGGGGGATGGAATGTTAAAAAGAATGACAGAATTCTGTAAAAACCAGAAATATTTATAAGAAAAGTAGAATGATTGTGTAAAAAGAGAGTGTGGGGTCATTTGAAGTTGCAGCTTCATCACCCACAATACTCTGGCTACAAAAAAATAGGACACTAGGAAAGTGATTAAAATTTTAGTAACCAATATAGAATTTTATAATAAGAATTATTTAATACTTACTAATTTTAAAAAAAGTCATTTATATGATTTAGTTGAAATAATTGGTGATAGTTTAGGTAGCTATTCTGATTTTTTGAATGTTATAGTTATGCCTTCAGCATCTACATTCGCCACCCAGTCAACTAAGTCCCCACGTTCTAATTGGAGTAAATCTACAATTGTTTCAGGAATTCCTACTCTTAGAGAATTCCCTCCAGCAGTACCGATTTTACTTTGTTTTATAATCATCATATCACATACTTTATATTTAATTAATAATATATTTAATTTTAGACTACTTAAATTTAACCTTTATAATTACTTAATAAAAATATTTATATAGTAGATTATTCTACTATTATATATGGAAGTAATCTGCTATGTTGCAGCATAGTAGATTATTCTAATTTAAATCTAGGAAAGTGATTTAATTGAATGAGATGGAAAATGCTGTTCGTTTGCAGCAAAGGGTTTTGAGTTGTTCCAGTGAGGAGCAATTAAGATTTTTTATGAATGTGATTCGTGAACATGTTGAACTTCGTGTTCATAAAGAAGAAATCAAACACATCAAAGAGAGGAGTGTTAAAGTATGAGTGTTTACTCTTCCACAATGGTTTATCCATCAATTTTTGATGATCCTCTTCAAAGTCATTCTGAATATTTACATGAAAAATATCAAAGTGTGACTTTTGATTATACTGAGGAGGATATTCGTGAAATGTATGATGAATATTATTCTTGTTATGAGGAGTGGTATTTATGAGTAAAGCATACATGACTGATTTTGATAAAGTCATGTTAAATGATGGAATCAAAGGAAACAAGTGTAGCTGGAGTATGAGTGACATGGATAATGTCATTTCTGCTTTTGATGAAAAAGGATACTTGGTGTCTGTGTTAAGTAGATTAGATAGTCATGCTGTAATGCATGATGCGTTAATTGTTAATAGGTATGATATTCCAATTATTCTTGAATATTTGTTTCAGCAACGTATTTGTGTTGAAGTTGAAGCTGAAGGGAGAGAAGAAGTAAGTTTAATATTTGTTTATAATACTCCAGTGGAGGTATTATTAGATAATATTAAGAAGCTTTTACCACATAGGAGTGTGATGTTATGAAACAACCTGCTCGTTTACATAAAATTAAGGAAGCACCTTTACCAACAAATCTTGAATGGTTTGTTGGAATAGGTACTGTTGCAGTAGCATGCTTTGGTTTAATCACTATTATAGGTGGTGCTTTATTATGAGTTCATCTGAATTAATTAACGTTAATACTGTTCCGGATGTTGATACTGCTATTGAACAGTGGAATGTGTATCAAAGGTTATGTGGTAAAAAAGGAATTCTTGATGAAAATGATTTTCAAAAAATCATGATAAAAGAAAAAGACCCAGCAACTGGCGAATATGTCAGTGTTGAACGGGAATTTAAAAAGAAAAGTGCTTGGCAAAAGTTAGGCAGGGCTTTTAATGTGGATACTCGTATTGTTACTCATGAGTTCATGAGAACTAAAACTGGTCGTATTAATGAGGCGTACTATTGTGTATGTGCAACATTGCCTAATGGGCGTAGTGTTGAATCAGATGCATTATGTTCCCGTAGTGAGAGAGGTAAACAAAAAGTCAGTGATCATACTATCATATCAACTGCTAAAACACGTGCAACTAACCGTGCCATTAGTGAGTTGATAGGAGCGGGTGAGGTAAGTAGTGAGGAAATGACTGCAGAAGAAACAGCAAATAAAATGAGGAGGGAACATAATAAAAAGATGATTGATGTAAAAATTAATAATGAGGAGTTCACCACTGGAGATAAACTACAGGATGTAGATTATGATCCAGTAAGCTTAAACTATGCACGAACCATCAAAGCATCACTACAACAAACAAAGTCAATAATTAATAAAGTAAGTATGAAAAATCGCTTATTAGTATTAATTGAAAATGGGGACATTAGTGCAGACATGGAAGATAAGTTATTATCTTTCATTAATGAACATTGTCCAGAAGCAATTGAGGAGGAGTCAGTATGACTCCTCCAGTTCGTATTTTAAGTGGGGATGATGAAAAAATCATCTTTGAAATCCCATCATCTAGTAATCCAAATGAGAAATATTTGGTAACCTGGGATTTCGATAATGGGTGGTTATGTGATTGCCCAGGATGTCTAAAAGGAGGCCATTTATGTAAACATATACTCACAGCTGAAGAGTATATGAAAAAAATGAACATGGCATTACTTGATGATCCAACAGTATTTACAGGTGGTTTGGTTGGTTAATCAGAAAGGAGAATATCCTAAAAGTGAAGTTATTAATATGAGGGTTCATCCTCGTATTAAAAGAAAAGCTAAGGAATTACCTTATTCTTATGCTGAAATTTTTGAGATTGGGTGTGATAAGTTAGCTAAAGAGATTAATCTTTTGATGTATCAAAAAGGGGAATTGGAGTTGGATATTGCTAATCTTAAAAAAGAGGTCCATTCTAAGGAAGCTAATTTAACTGCTATTAATAATCGTATTCGTATTATTAATCCTAGAAAGTTAGATAAGGAAACTTTAGATGGGTTAATTAATGATTCTGCTAGGGATTATGCTACTGATATTTTTAATGCACATGGTGAAAATAGTTTAATGAGGATTGAGTTGGATCAAGCTAAACATGCTGTTTTGACTACTGCTCGTGAGTGGGGTTATGATGGTACTAAGTTTTTGAATTTAGTGAGAGATAATTTGAAAAAATTATGTAATACAAAGGTGTAATACATTTCAGATTTGATTTTGTAAGATATTGTATTACAGTAATGCATTACTGTAATACAATTTTGTAAATTTTACAATTTCAAATGTGTTACATTTTTGTAATACATCTAAAATGGGGAATTATTATTATTAATATTATTATTAATAATATTTTTTTTAATTTAATTGAATTAATATAACAATGTTATAAGAAGGAGGAGATAAAAATGATTTGTCCAAATTGTGGAGCAGGAATGGTAGGAATAACATATCCCGATGGATATATGGAATTTGAATGTGAAAATTGCGGAATAACAATTCAAGACGCACAAATGAATGAAGAATACAATGAAAGATACAAAGATGGAAGATTCCATTATTAGGAGGAAACTAAGATGACAAGCAATGTTCATAAAAGAATGAAAAGCATTCACGATGATAACAGACTTAAAAATTTAAACACTGGTGAGAACCCACAATTAGGTCCCATACCAATTTGGGTACTTTCTGATGAGGATATCATAGATGAATGGAATAAGGCAATCAAGGAATTAAGTCAAAAAGAAAAAAAGTTACTCTCGGTCAAAGATGAATATTCTCAAAAAAAATTCAATATTAAATATGTTGACGGCATTGATTTTAAAAAACTTTACGGTAGAGCGAATGATGATACAAGAGAGCATCATATTAAAATAACTCTCAAAGAATTAATTGATGAAAAAAATGAATTGGAATTAAGAGTTGATTATCTGAATCGCAGAATTAGTTTTTTAAAAGCGGTACTTTATCATAGAATGGAGATTAAATCATGAGTGACATGGGTAATTTAACTATTTCAAATAACTTGCTTGAATCAAAACCACTTGTAAGTGAAAAGATTGAGATTGATTTTTTAATCAGTGATGTTTTGATCATCAAGGCAGAAAGTTTGAAAGACAGGAAAATTTTCAAGTATGCGGAATACTTGGAGAAACAATTAATGAAACTTAAAAACAGGGAAGCTGTACTTGATTTGGGGGTGCCTTTAAAATGAGGATGGTCTTTAACATTGATGTATCAAATAATAACCTTATTAATCATTTTATAACGGAATTGAAGGATGTTAAAAAGTTAATTGAAACTAATGATAATGTTAATTTTTATTTAAATGTTCGATTCAGTAAAGATAAAATGGAAACATTAGATTTGAGCAGATTTGCTACGATTAAAATCTGTGAAGATGGATTTGCTTGCTATTCATTACAAACTCACAGCAGTAGTTTTATCTATTTTGATAAAATTGTAGGATTGGAATTAGTGGAATCTAAAATCAATGAAAGGATAATAAGGAGTTAATGATGAATGATTATAGGAATAATTTTTTTATTAGGATTAACTACTGGTCTAGTGGCTGGTTTTTTAATCCATAATATTTTTATTTTATATGGTGATTTAAACAGTAAGAAAAAGTTTAATGAACGCCAAGAACAATACATGAAGATGATATGATGAATAGGTTGATTGATTTATGTTATGATATGTCTTGTCATAATGAATTTAAATATTATAATGCTGATGGGTTTGTTTTTAAGAGTATGAATGGTTTTACTCAAATTGATTCAGTTAATATGATTCATACTGTATTGTTTAAAATAAGAATACGGAATCATGATTTTGGAGTATATTTTAAACATCCTCTTGTTCTTTCAAGACATGAGGCAATTATTAAAAAATGGAATTTGAAAAGACTCGACACTATCGATTATGGATTTTATAATGAGTATCATACTTTTGATGAGGTTATTGATGTACCTGATTATGTTACTATTGATTATGATGAGTTACAAAGAGGTAAGAAGTTAAATTATGATACTATTGGGATTAGTAATGGGGATTTTACTAATGTTTATGGTATTGATTTATTGGATTCTTGTTTTTTAACCGATGATTTAGACAAGGTTAATTTGAAAATGTTGGGTTATGATGCACCTTTGGTTTTAAATTATCAGTATGGGTTGTTTGATGTGTATTGTGTAATTGCTCCACGAGTATGTCCTGAAGATGAAAAATGTGAAGAAATTGATTATTTATTAAGAGTGTGATGATGAATGATTAAGACTGTTGGTGAATTAAAGGAAATTCTGGAACATTATCCAGATGATATGATGATTACTGTTGCAGATTGGGAAGACCAATATCGATTGATAGATAATGTTTGTCATCCCGCAGATGTAAATCCTGATGAAGGAATAGAAGTGGACACTAGTATGTTAATGGTGTTCACTAAAGATTATGTGGAAACTGTTTGGGATGAAATGAAATGGGAAATATGGGCTGCTGAAGAAATGCAAAAACAAAAAGAAGGAGATGCTTCTGAATGACTCGTATGTATGAACGTTATGATGATGAAGAGTATTATAATGTAATTAAGAATAATGTCTCTGGTGAAATAGCAGATCTCTTACAGGAGTTACTATTAAAAAATAGTAAATTAGAAACAGAGTTACATCATTTTAAAATGGAATTAAGGGAATCTATTAAAAATGAACGTACTCATTTAGGTCATAATGCTTTAGTTAATTTAGCTAGGAATTTAGGTGTGGATTATGTTTAGTAAGGATTGTAAGAATTGTGAATATTTTGATATTGATAATAAAGAGTATCCTTGTAAATTAGATAATCCTTTGAGGTGTAGTATTCTTAATGATTTTGTTAAAAAAGAAAAATGGAAAAAAGAATTATTTGGAGGTTATTCAAATGTGTGATAGGTTTACTTTAAAATTAGGAAGATTCTATGATGGTGATAGGATTCTTCAACATGAGGAAGTTCTTGACTTATTGAATAAATTATATGCGGAAAATCAAGAATTAAAAAAAGAAAAATGCACTTTTGATGAGTTGAATTATTATAAACAGAAAAGTGCAAGTCTTGAAACTGCATTATTAAAAGAACAACGAATTAACTTAAAATTAAAATCAATTAATGAAAATATAAAAAAATGTCTGAATGAAGAAACTGGGGGATTGTGAATGAGTAAAAAAAATATTATCTATGGTAACATTCCCAGGCAGGGTAAAACTGCTAGACAGGAAATTGAAAAACAAATTACTATGGAAGATATTGATAATGCATTAAAGGAATCATCTAAACAAATACTAGATAGATCTTAAAAGTGGTATGAGACGCCATTTAATTAATGAGTTACTAAATGGTGTTGAATTTCCAACTAAACAGGGTTTAATGCGAAAAAAAAATAAATGATTGGGGGTAATTTTAAATGAGCGATTATGGTGAGGGTTATAAAGATGGTTATAAGGAAGGTTTTCTTGATGGTCAAATGTGTAAAAGGAAAGAGCAGGAAATATTGGATTTAGTTAAATCAAAAAATAAACTTGTTGAAGGGTATGAGTAGTTATGGGTTATAATGGTAAATGGTTGGATTCATTTAAAGTACGAAAGTATGATGGGGAAAAACATAATCTTAAAAATAAAATAGTATTGGAAACACCATGTATCGAATACTATTTCACACATGAACAATTGAATGAATTCAAAGAAAAGGTGAATAGTGTATGATAAGTGAAAGTCATGTTTGTAGTCAATGTAAACATAAAGTTAGTGTACCCACAGATTCCAAGTTCAAGTCTTGGGAGTTATGCTGTAAACTGAAAAGTAAAGATGTTAATCCTGATGGAGGTTTGACTGATTGTTGTTTGTTTGAGGAGGAGTTGTAAGTGAAGTTTGTTGATTGTCAGTTTAGTGGTAAAAGTGATGTGCGTGAGGATACTCGTAAGAAGATATTGGTTGCTTGTAGGGAGAGTATTCCATTTTTTGACAAGTTTAATAATTTCCGTGTTGATGATTATTTAAATCTCTTAATTGAAGAAACACATTATAATCCAGGCAAACATTATTTTTATGATAAGAATACTGGGACTAGGATTAATTTAAAAGTATTTAAGAGCGTAAGTATAGAATATTTATTAGAACATATAGATGACTTCCTATTAGAAAAACACAAAACATGAACATCACATTATATTCTTTTGAGAGTGAAGAATGTTACTAAAAAAAAGTTATACTTGCAGGGATGGATCCATCCAAACCTGCTTTGCCACATACAAATGCAAGTACTGTGGCAAAACATTCATAAAATTCGAAAACAAAAAAATGTACTGCAGCACAGAATGCACATGCAAATCCACTCAAGACAACAAAGCCAAATACCAAAGAAAAAGACGGAAATTAATCAACTCTGGTGAACTTGTAAGCAATGAAACACGAAAAATAGGAACAATACATTTTCCCGAAAAAATAGGTGACTGGGTAGATGAACTGAAAAGAATCAAATACGCAAAAAGAAAAGCAGGTATAATATAAAACATTTTTTTTTATTATTTTTTTTTTAAGAGTAGAGTATCCAAGTTTTGGTCAAAGGAGATAGGTTTAGGACCTATTGAATTAGTTTCTTCATGGGTTCAAATCCCATCTCTACTATTTTATTATATTATTTTTTTTCTATTTTTCCACCTTATATTAATTGAAGGGGAGAAATTTTTTTCAATGAGGAATGTTTTTAATGATGAATTATGAGTATCAGTATAAACATATTCCTGGTTTACGATGCCCGGAATGTAAAGAAACAAAAGAGATACTCTATGATACTCATCATGCATTAATCTATTGCCGAACATGTGGATTAATATTGTTTGTAAAAAAAAGAGAAAACGTCTGGTAAATAAAACATTTGGGGAAAAAATAATTTTCTGCCATTTTTTTCCTCCTTAAAAAAAAATAGGTCTCCAATATATTATTTGAAAAATTTTAGTTTATAATATTTTAAAAAAGGGAAAAAAACATCCTCTTTTTACACTCTCCTTCTTTAAATTTTTTTATAACTGTTCAATAAAAAACATTAAATAATATTATTCTATTCAATCTAATTTTAAAAAACACGAGGATTTAAAAAATCGTGTTTAATAAAATACTTAAAAAACTGTTCAAAATAACAAAAAAAGAAAAAAGGTGAAATAATAATGGAATTCGATAACAAAACAATCCTCATAACAGGACTAATAATAGGTGCAATATGTGCAATGCTAAACAACTACGAACAAATAGCACTAGCAATAGTATCCGGACTAGTAGGATACCTCAGTAAAGACGCAAACATCACAATCAACAAACAAAACGAACCAGATGAAACAGAAGAAATAGAATAAAAAAATGAAATATTTTAGGAGTACGTGCATAAAATGACTCTAAATAACCATGATTGTGTGCGTGAAGAACAATTCATAAACATAGAAAAAAGACTAACAAGCAATGAAGAAAAAGTCCAAACAATCACAAATGAAACAACAAGATTAGAACAAACATTAAATAAACTGGATGCTACCCAAGACAACCTAACAGTAGAAATAGCAAAACTCAACAGTGCATTCAACACAATAAAATACCTAATCGGAATATCAATAGCATTGTTCGGAACAATATTCGCATTCCTAATAACAGAACTAATAAAGTTGATTTAAAATGAGTGAAATTTGGGAAGAAAGACAAACAGATGAAAAAGGCAAAGAAACAGCCAGAGCATTTGAAGTATTCACCCAATATTTATACTCCCCCAAACCTCGAAGAATAGAAAAATTCTTCAAATGGCAGGAAAAAGAAGCCATCAAAAAGAATCAAAAACCATCAAAATTTTATAGTATCAAATCATGGTCCATTAGATGGCATTGGAAAGAACGAGCAGATGCTTTTGACATGAAAAATGTTGAAAGAATCAGAAACCAAAACAAAGTTCTTGTTGATGATGCATTTGGTAATCAAGTTAGAACTATCTTAGAACAAATTGATGATTTGGATCAAGAAAGAAAATCTATAAAATATTCTCCTATTGATGATGATAAGAAAATTTTATCGTTAAAACGTAATAGTGAGAATAAAGCAATTCTCATGAAAGAATTACGTTTAATCATGGGGATGTCTACTGATAATAATAAATCTGTAGTGGAACATAATGGATTAAAAAGGTTGGCTGATGCTTTCAAATAAACAATATTGGAACTGGGGTGAAACAAGCCCAAAAAGTAAAGATTTTTTCAATAATAGTAATGCTTGGATTAACATTGCTGAAGGTGCAGTTAGATCCAGTAAAACAGTAACTTGTAGTGCTAGATGGTTAAAATTTTTATGTGAAAGTCCACATGAAGAATTTTTGATGAGTGGTAAAACTATCACTACATTAAAAAGGAATGTTTTAACTAATTTTTTTAAAATGCTAAACACTGAGGATATTTGGTACCATCATGATAGATACGAAAATATCCTCGAAGTTGAAGATAAAACAATTTATCTTATGGGGTTTAATGATGAAGGAGCTACAGATGTTGTTGCAGGAATGACAGTTGGAGGATGGTATGGCGATGAGGTAACACGTAATCCAAAATCCACAATTGAAATTGCAATAAGTAGATGTAGTTTACCTGGAGCAAAAATGTTCCTTAACATGAACCCATCAAGTCCCTATCATTTTCTCTACACTGATTACATTAACAATAAAGAATTACTTCAAGCAGGTACTGTTAAAGTATGGAAATTTCTTCTTGAGGATAATCCTAATCTTCCAAAACAATATGTTGATGAACTAGTAAGAGTTAACAAGAAAAATCCTTTGTTTTATAAGAGGAATATTCTAGGTCAGTGGGTAATTGCTGAAGGAGCAATTTATGATATGTTTGATGAGGATGTGCATGTGTATAATTCTCCTGTTGAAGTAGATGATATGAATATTACATGTGATTATGGAGTCAGTACAGTCACTACATTCGGAGTAATAGGTTATAAAAAAGACTTAGTTGATGGTAATACTTACTATTTAATGGATGAAACTTATTATGATGCTGAAACCAAAGGAGTAACACAATCAGACACTGATAGAGTGGATGATTTAGTTAAACTCCAAGACAAACACCATCTTAATAAAAACAATACTATTTTCCTACCTCATGATGCAGCCAGTCTAAAAGCAGCTGCTAAAAAAGACAAAAGAATAAAAATGAAAGTGAAAACTTATGCTCCAGATACTTTTGAAGACATCACCACTATTCAAAATTTATTCGCAACAAATCGTTTTTTCATTCATTCAAAGTGTAAAAATAGTATTACTCAAGCTCAATCTTATTGTTGGGATACTAAAGCCCAGCAACGTGGTGAAGACAAACCATTAAAAGTTGATGACCATTGTCCTGACATGTGGCGTGGGGGCATATTAGGACCTCGTAAAAATGGATTCCAATTAAGAAAACGTAAAAAGAGATGAATATATTATGGTTAAAATTGTAACAAACACATTTCTTAAAGATGCTGTAATCAAAAGTGTACTTAATGAATATGATGTGAAAAGTCAAGAGTTAAGTGAAGAAGACATGAACTATGGTAATGAAGCAATAGAACCACCATTCAACCCATTTCAACTAGAAAAACTCAGAGATATTTCTGGTTTACATGATATTTGTATTACTGTAAAATGTGAAGATGCAATCTATTCTGGTAAGAAAATCATCAGTAAAGAAGGAATGGAAATACCAGATGAACTTGAAGAATTCCTCTATGATTTCCAATTTGATGAAGAATGTGAGTCGTTCTTAAATGACTTGGAAACTTATGGTTTTGCAGGATTGGAGATATTACGTGAAGGACCAGTATTTAAAAGTGTGAATCATATTCCATCATTATATCTCCGTATGTGTCGTGATAAAAAACGTGTTGTTCAAAAAATTGGTAATCAAAAATCATACTTCAAACTATATGACCCAAGCAATACTCAAAGACTAAATAAAAAGACAGGAATCTTTGAAGATGATATTAACAATGATACTATTGCAAATGAGTTATTATGGTTTAATGGTAAAAGCAATGAAAGTAAAGTGTATGGTAAACCTAAATACTTAAGTGAATTAGATGCTATTTTAACAGACAATGCTATCATTGAATATCAACAAGGGCATTTCAAAGCTAAAGGAATTCCCAACTATGTGATTACGGTTACAGGAAGTATTGAGGAAAAAGAAGATTACACTATGGATGATTTTGAAAGAGATTTGGAAAAAGAATTCAGTACTGTAACTAATGAACCTGGAACTGCATTGGTAATGTGTGTTCCAAGTGATGGTGATGCACCAATCAATGTTAATGTGCATAAGATAGGTGAGGAAAAGAAAGATGGAAGTTTCCTTGAATTAGCTGATTCAGTAGCAGACCGTATTTACAGGATTCATCGTGTACCACGTGAAAGATTAGGTGAAAGCAAATCATCCGGTATTGCAAGTAACCGTACTGAAATGTTGCTTAAAAATTATTCTAAAAGTACTGTGGGTAATATTCAAAAAAGAATGGCTAACTATATTAACAAAACCATCATCAAATATGAATTCAGTACTAATGATCATAAAATAGAATATCTTCCGTGTAACTTTGATGAGGAGGATAAAGTATTGGATAGGGGCATTAAACTATTACAGAATGGTGCAATGAGACTCGGTGAGTTTATTAACAGGTTTGGTGAATCATTTGAATTACACATGGATGAAAATGATGAGTATTATAATGCAAGGTTTATGAATAATCAGTCATTGGATAGTGTGTTGTATGGTGATGATCCGGTGGATGCTGAAGGGAAATTAAATAGTCTGATTGCTGATTTGGATGAAGATCTAAAAGCATAAATTCATAAAATATTATGGAGTGTGTATTAGTGTGTATACATATCAACAAAGGTTAGAATATGCTCGTAAACTCAAAAGATTACATGAACTATATGTAATCAAAGACAACATTCACCTAACCTATAAATACAAAAACCAAAACAAAGCCATACATAATGCACATTCTTTACAAGATAAGATTATTAATTCCATAATTGATGATGCAGTATATGGAAATGCAAATGCAATAAAGAATATTGATTCTACAATAACAGAATTAATGACTTCAACTTTAGAAAATGAAAGAAAACGTATACACCATAAAAATGATAAGTATGTTAATCGTGCTGTAGAACTAAATACTGAAAGATACAGTGAAATATTAACTAATCGTATCAACACTGAAGCCATTAAATTACAAAATAAAATTGAATCTGAACTCAGAAGTGGATTCCATAATGCTTTAAGTGAAGCACAAACAAGAAGAGCATTGCATGAAAAATATCAGGATACTGCCAAAGCAAGAATAAAGAATATCATAAGAGATAGTATACACACCAACGAATCCAACATTAGTTTCATCAACGCATTAAACGAAGGTTATAATTATAAAGTATGGATGAATGGTAGAAGCAAAGGTAAAACTCGTGCATGGCACAGAGCTAAACTTATAGCACCAGTACCTATTGAAGATTACTTTGATATTTACGGATCATATCATGCACAATCAATGTATCCTGGGGACTTACATAGTGGAGCTGAAAATGTAGCTAACTGTAAATGTTGGTTAAGATACACTAACAGAAGACCAGAAGGATTAGGTAAAACACCAAACACCTATAATATTCCCAACACTTCTTATTTATCACCACAAAATAAAACAAGAACTAATGTGAATAATGAAAGCATACTTGCAAAACCAATAGAAAACATTAAAACACGTATATCAAACACTAATAAAAAAGTTACTTCCAAGATTAAACAGATCACTAAGAAAATCACCTCAAAAATCAAAACACCAAAAGCCAATACTAAAAATTATAATCATAAAGGTAAACAACAAAAAAATACCAAATCAAAGATTAAAAGTATTGGTAACAATTTCAAAAACAAACTATTAAATAAAAAGTACACCAAACATACAACTAAAGATGGTAAACATACCATCAATGTTAAAGAAATCACTGGCAAACCTAAGAAATTTAGAAAAATCTTAATCAAAGTAAAAGAATTTCATCTTCCAGAAAATAAATGGAGAGTTGATGTTCATAATTATTTAGATTATACTGACTGTAAATTATTCATAACTAAAAATGGAAGTACAATCGCAATAACTCCTGATGGAGACATAATTTCTGTTTGTGCTAATCCATTAAAAGGAAAACGTGACAGTGGAAAAGCATTATTAGAATTTGCAGTTGAACATGGCGGCACTAAATTAGACAGTTTCGATGGAAACTTCAAATTTTATCAAAAATGTGGCTTTGAACCGATTAGTTGGTGTAAATTTGATAAAGATTATTCTCCAAAAGGATGGTTTGAAAAATATGATGAAGAACATGTATTGTTTTTCAATTATACTGGTAAAAAGAACTTTTATAAAAATAAAGAGGAATTCTATAATTTAGTAAATCCTAGTGAAGATTATGATGCTGCTTGGAAAAATAGAGAAAAAGGGAAGGTATTATGGAGACAAAAGAAATAAATTATCCAATGTCTTTTGAAGAATTTAAGGAAAGAGTTACTTATTTATTTTTAAATAATGGATATGGGAATCCTGAAGAAAAATTAGAATATTTAAACACAGAAGAAGGGCAAGAAGTTTTAGAAAGTGCATATTCTGATACTTGTTTTAATTATGATGGTATGGAGGGTGTTAGGAGTCCTCGTAAAGATTCTTTCAATGATTTATTATTATCATCATCAGTAGTTTCTAATCTAGAATTGCTTTATTAAGATGGATTATAATTTATGGATGAAAAATGTTTTGCATCTTATGTTTTGGAGCAGGTTTTTGATGAGGATGATAAACTCATAAGTGAAGAACTTAAAGAATTATAATTTTTATCTCAACTTCTATTTTTTTAACTTTTTTATACTATTTTTTTCTATTTTTCCACCTTTAATTATTGAAGAGGGAAAAATAATTATTTAACTTTTATATATCACTTTAACTGTTTTTTTTTAATTTTTTTCCTCCTCTAATATTTTATCTTTTAAAAAGAAAATTAAACCTCAATTTATAAAGGAGGATTAAGTAATGATTGTTAAAGGTCCAGTACTAGTGCCAGAAATACCTGATAAAGCTGGAGATGTACTTGATGAAGAAACAATTAGAAAAGCACTACTCATCATCGCACGTAATGGCGTACTAATGGATGTACAACACAGCCTAATGAACGTAGGTAAACTATTGGAATTATACATTACAGATTCACCAGTTGAGTGGATGGACAATACCTTACCTAAAGGAACATTATTCGCTAGTGTTGATGTGTTAAAAGAAGATATACAACAAGCAATACGTGATGGTAAATATACTGGTTTTAGTATATTATCAGCACCAACAAAAACTGTTCAAGAAATGGACAGGGGGTTACATTAAATCATGACTAGATTAAAGTTTAAAGACATAGGGGAATGGACTCCTTCAAGTATTAGTATTGTTGATGAACCTTCACATCCGCTTTGCCATTTTGAAGTCTATGAAGATGATGAGGAGTATGTTAAAAAATCAATTGATATAACTGGAAGTGAACTCATGGTTGAACCAACAGGAAAAGCAAATGAAGAAGGTAGAGTTTCTGTTAGTGAAAGTTTCTTGGAAAAACTTTTAGGAAGATCTATTCTTAAATCAACAGGAAATTCTGCTGAACCACCAGCACAACCACCAAAACCAAATGATAATGAAGGTAGTGCTGCTAAAATCATGGAAAAATTAGATGCAATGGATAAAAAAATCGATTCCATTGATAGTAGAGTAGTTAAACTTGAAAAAGGAGAAGGCTCAGAACCTCTTGAAGATAATAATGGTGATGGTACTCCTGCACCCGGTGCAGTAGGTAAAAATGATGATAGTAATAATCAGGGAAATGATCCAGAACCACCAGAAGATAATAATACGGTTTTAGATACTAGAACTGTTATTGCTAAATCACAAGAATTAGACCCGGATAAAAGTACTGTTTCAACTACCGATGAGCCTTTCATGAAAAGAGTAGGTAGGAATAGTGATGGTATGACCTGGTAAAAAAAAATAATGATTTTATATGAATATCACCAAATTTTTTACAATTTTTTTTTAGAGGTATAATAAAATGTCAATAGCACTAGTTGAAAACACTATCCGTGACCGTATCATAAATGGAGAAGGATTCGTTACTAAATTCGTAGATATCGGTCAAGGAAGTGGGAAATTAAATAATGGAGTATTACAAGCAGAAAAATCTGATAAATACATCCAAGCATTAAGTAACAAGGCAACCTTCCTTGAAAAAACAAAACTCATTACAAGTCACAATCACAAAAGACAATTAGACATGATGAGTTTTGACATTGAATTGGAAGCTGGAAGGATCAATGGAACACCACAAACATTAAATGATGCTCAACACCCGACTTTCACAGATGCAAATTTCGATGCAGAAGAATTAAGAGCATTAACTGGAGTACATCGTACTGTATTATATGATTCCATTGAAGGTAAAAACTTCATGAACACTTTAACAAACACCTTTGCAGAAGCAAACGGTCTAGCATTAGAAAGAATCCTTTTATATGGGGATAAAGATTCTACTGACTCTTCTGCATCATCTGGTTATAAAGTCGTTGATGGTATTATTAAAAAAGTAAAAACCAAATCAGAAATCAGTGTTGAAGAAATCGATTTAACAGCAACTGATTCCAACCCATTAAAAGAAGTACGTAGAATGTTCGATTTATTCCCCGACAAATACAAAGTTGATGGTGGAATGGCTTGTTTCGTACCACCAGTATTAAGAAGAACATTATACCGATTTGTTGCAGATAATCAAGACAAATACGGTAGAGAAGCAATCATCACAAAAGATGGTGACTTAATAGTTGAAGATATTCCAGTTATCGGAATACCACAATTCAGTACTTTACGTAATGGATTCACTAAAAAACCAGTACTCTTAACTCACAAAGAAAACATACAATGGTTAGCAGACCCTGATAACATCATGGTTGAATCCCAATTCATGTTAAGAAGTAACACTTACGATATTGCTTCCACCATGTTTGCAGATATCAACTTTGCATTCAAAGATGCTACTAGTCTTGCATGGTTAAAGGAAGCATAATTCCTTCAACACCAACAGTTACCAGGAACATTTCAGTATCTGTAACAGATGGAACAACTGGAATTGGAAGTGTTGATGTTGTATTGGAAGATGCAGATGAAAATCAATATACTGGTAAAACTGGAAGTGCTGGAGGATGCACAATAAGTAATGTTCCAGAAGGAAGTTATAGTGTAATGGCTTCCAAGACAGGATATACTGTTTTCACTGGAAACATTACAGTAAGTGAAGAAAACACTACGCTTACTATTACTTTAACAGCAGAATAATTATAAAAGGAGGTAAGAGGTCTTGTATTGTACAGTAGATGATGTTAAAAACATGAGTGGAATCAAACCTAAAAATCTAGGATATAAAGACAATGAAACTGAATTTAACAAACTCATAAATGAATGGATTAAACAAAGTGAAGGATTAATCAATTCTTACTGTAACAGAAAATGGGAAGAAGATCTTCCTTTAGCTGTGAAAAATGTTTGCATTAGATTAGTATCTAACATGATTGCATTTCATCTTTCACGTGGTGAATCACCAATCAAAAAAGTCAATGATTACACCACTAAAATTTACTCAAGTGAAATATTCACAAATGACTTAAAACAAGACCTTAAACCTTTTAAGAAATCATCCAAAGTAAAAGTATTCAAAATATAAAGGTGAATATACATGGTTACAATCCATATCAAAGTTGAATCTAACATTCATCTTACAGAAAATGCTGTTGAATTTAAAAAGAAGTTATTAGATCAACTCAGTGAAAATACTAAGAATATTCTTGAAAAAAACACTCCAAGAAAAACAAGTCGCGGAGCAAATAATTATAAAATTACTAAATCTGATGACAAGCATGAAGTAACCAATGATGCTTTTTGGTTACCATTGGTTAATGATGGTACTGGAGTTTATGGTATAAGACGTGCTGTAATAAGACCTAAAAAAGCAAAAGTATTACATTTTACTTGGAGGGGCAAGGAATGGTTTCTTAAATATGTTAAAGGTCAAAAACCTCAAAAATTCGTTGAAAGGAGTATACCGGAAATATTATCTTCTGCTGAAAGTGCAGTTGCAATTGCTAAGAAAGGAACATTGGAATAAAAAAAAGATAATGGTGTGTTTATAAAATGTTGAATATTATTAAAGGTCCAGAAGCAGTAACAAGAATGGTGAAACAATGCATCACCAAAGAACTTACTGAAGACGGAATTTTATCTGATGTTGAAATGTTCATTCCTAGTTATCGTTCTGATGAAGAAATCGAAGAACCATGCATATGGTTATTTGAACAAAAAACAACACCAGCAAGTGGAAAAGGAACCCTTTCAAGCCAATTAGAACTGCAAACTCCTTTTGAATTTTATTGTATAGTATATGACGAAGATGACATTGAACAATCAGAGATAAAAGGAAAAAACTTAGCAAGTAGAATAGCAGCATGCATTGCTAAAAATCATATAAGAGTACTCAAAGAAGATAATACGATGATTCAAGGTTTAAGACCAGTATTTGAATCATTAGCTCCAGTAGGATTCATACAAGATGATGAACTTGGAGAAAAAGTACCTATTACAAAGCTAAGAATTAATTTCATTTATTATGTTGATTGGAAAATATGTTGTCAATTTGAAAATCAAAATAATGAAAAAAAATAATGGTGATTAAACAATGGTAGATAGAGGATTTGGATTATGTCAAGAAAGCACATATGGAGAAGTATTAAGTACTTCCGAATTCAATGAATCCAAATTGAACTGGTGGAGTGAAGCAGATACTGCAGACTTTAAATTAAATGACAAACCAGTTACAAAATCCGGTTCAAGTAGAATGAACAAACAATCACGTGCAGGCATCATCAAACCAACAGGAACCACAAAAGCAGATGCAGATTTACAAAGATTCGCATTATATTTCAGAGCATATCTTGACAATTACAAATACACTGCAGGTTCTGGAGATGTGCATACACATGAATTCTGGGGGGGAGAAAATAAAAAACTCCAATCATTCAGAGCAGTATACGTAGTAGACCAATTAAAAAAATATATTTTTGGTTTATTATGTGATGGTTTAAAATTTGAAGTATCTGATGAATCCATGAGCGTGGAAGCAAACTGGATTTATAAAACAGAACATGCAGGAATTATTGGTAAAAATGGTGAAACATTCACCAAACCAAAAGATCTTGTTAATGATTTGTTCTTAATGTTCTATGATATCAGTTTAGAGTTAAACAATAAACCAATGACTGGTATAGGAACTAATTTATCTTTTGAAGGTAAAAACAACCTTGCAGTAGATAAAACTGTGGGCTTTGGTTCAAGAGCACCACAAGCTCAAGCTTTAGCACAAAAAAGAGAAAACACTCCAAGTGTAACTATTGGTTTAACTGAAGACACAATCGAATCAATTATTGCAGCAGAATATGGTAAAATCGGTGAATTAACAGTAGGGGATAGTGGAGCATATGAACCTTCAAGATGTACTATTCTTGAAATTCCATTTGCAATAAATGTGAGAATGTGTGAATATCCTGATTTATTAATGAGAATTGAATTCCCAATGTGCACTCTTGCTGTTGAATACGATATGAGTGGTGCAGACAGTATTGATGCTACTATTAGTATGGAAACATTAGGTTCAAATGAAATCACTCTTGCTGATGAAACTACTAAAGTTCAAACTGATATGTATGTATTACTCAAAAACAATCAAACTGAATTAGGTGTTGGTTCTACTCCCATAGGGGAGGAAACTCCTGCAACAGTAAATATTAGTGTATCAGTAAATGATGGTGAAAATCCAGTAAATGGTGCAAATGTAAGTATTAATGAAATCCATTCTACAACAGGCAGTGCTGGAGGATGCACATTAAATAATGTTCCAGTAGGCAGTCAAACAATACATGTAACTGCAGATGGATTTAGAGATTACTCTGAAACAATAAATGTTTCAAATGAAAATAATACTTTTGAAATAACATTAACCGAGGCATAATTATGGTATTATCAATATCTGAAATTTTAAATGGAAAAAATGATTATCACGAATATCATATCAAATCTCTTGATGGGGAGATTTGTTTAAGACCTTTGACAAGTGGTGAATGGGATAGGATTGATGAAATCAAACAAAAAGATTTAGGCGATTACACAATCAATGAAAAAACATTCACACAAAAGAAAAGAAGAATTAAAGGTGAAATGGAATCTAAAGCAAGATTCAATATTAATGCTTCAAGTAAAGCTACTAAAAAAGCAATGTATGAAGCAATCAAATTAAGTACAGATAACCCAGGTAACCCTGAAAAATGGACTTTAGAGCATATTAAAAAACTCCAAAAAAATGAGGTTAATGAAATTTATGAAAAAATCGAAGAAATTTCAGGAGCTACTGAGGAAGACTTAGAAGCTGAGATTGAAGACTTTCCTGAAAACAGCTGAAGGTACCAAAATCATATGGCTTGATTATTGTGGTTACCACTTAACAGAAAACCAAAGTGATTTAACTCCAACTCAAGCATTATTAATTAGCAAAGGTCGAATGAACTTATATAAGGAGATGAATGAAGTAAAAGATTAAAATTAAACCTTTTATTTTTATTCATCTCCTTTTTTTTAATCCAAAAAAAATAAAAAGGGAGGTGACTAATGAATGGTATCTAAACAAGTAATCCGCGTAATACTCGAAGCAGAAGAAACAATAAGTAAAGCTGCAAAACAAGCAGAAAAAGCAATAAAAGACATGGGAGTATCAGGTAAAAACAGTATGGATGGAATTAATCAAGCATCACATACAGCACAACAAACCATGTCAAGAATGGAAAAATTCGTGAAATCTGCAAAAACCCGATTTGACAGTCTACGAAAAAGTGGATCATCAGCATTTGATAAAATCAAACAAAAAGTAGGAAATGCAGTTAATAGTATTGGTAAAATTACAAATGTTTCAAATACTGCTTCTAAAGCAATGGATAGAATCAAAGGAGTTTCTGATGGTGTCAGAAGTAAATTTGATAGTTTAAAAAATTCTGTATCATCATTTGGTTCATCAAGCACAAAAACATTTTCTGAAGTAAGTAATAGTGAACAAAGAGCATTAATCCCATTACAACAATTAAGCACAGAAGCAGGTATTGTTAGTTCTAAAATGGGTTCATCATTCATAGAAGTCAAAGGAACAGTAGTGGGAACTGGTTCCAGTTTTGATAATTTAAGAAATAAAATAGTTAACTTCAGTTCAACTGCAAAAAATAGGATCACTCAAGCTTTTACTAGTGCAACTGCAAGTGCAAAAGGCAAACTAGCAGGATTAAGTAATAGTATTAGTCAAGCAAGAGCAAAATTAAACCAATTCAACACATCAGCAAGAGGTGCTGGTGGGGGTTTAGGATTTCTTAGAACTGCAGCATCAATGACTGCAGGAATGATAGGATATGATCTTGTTAATAGTTTCGCTCAATCAGCTAGAGCAAACATCAATGCACAATCAAACATTGAAGCTTTTGGTAAAAGAATTAAAATGACTGGTTCTGAAGTTGGAGATTTCAGAAGTGGTCTTGATAAGTTACAAAGTGAGTTCCGTAAAGTGGACATGGATGCAGTAGGTGCAAGTGCATTAGAAATGGGTGTGAAATTTAATATTCCTAAAGAAGCAATGATTGACTTGTCTAGGACAACAGCTGTCATGTCTTCTGCTTTTGTTAAAGAAGGTCGTACTCAAGAAGATGCAATATTGGCTGTTTCTGATGCAATGGATGGGCAATTCAAAAGAATGTTAGAACTTGGTATTGATCAACAAAAACTCATGGATAATGGATGGGATGGAGATCTTAAAAATAAAACTGGTCTTCTTGAAGCTATGAATAAAACATTAAAAACTATGGGTTTTGAAGAAACTGCCAAACAAGTTAAAACTTTAGATGATGCTTATGCAGCCATAAGTGTTAGTGGAGGTCAATTATTATCAGCAGTATTAGTTCCAATAACTCCGTATTTAATTCTAATTTCCAATGCAATTTATGATGTCGTTACAAAAGCCAAAGGATTTATCAAATCAATGCAAGATGCATGGAATAATATGCCTGACTGGGGAAAAGCAGCATCATTAATCACTGGAGTTGGGTTTGCAGTTTCTGTATTGAGTATTATAATTATGACTAGATTAATCCCAAGTTTGTTTACTGCTGCTATTAATTTAGGGTTAATTAGTGGAGAAGAACTTGCAGCAACTTTTGCAACTGGGGGGTTAAGTGGAGCATTTGGTTTACTTGCAACTGCAACATGGTCAGCTGTAACTTCAATGGTGGCATTTGCAGCTCCAATATTAGCTGTTGTTGCTGTGATTGGAGTATTAGTATATGCCATTTATGAAGTTGGTAAAGCTTTTGGTTGGTGGACTGATGTAGGTTCAATGTTGGATGCGATTAAAAATAATATTGGTAGATTATGGGATGCTTTTATTAATCATCCAGATGTTCAGGCAACAATCCACGCTATAGGTGATGCTTGGAAATGGTTAAATGATTCGTTAAAACCAGTAGTGGATTGGTTAAAAGGAATATGGAATCAAATTTTCCCTGAGTCTGCTAAAGGTAAAGTTGATGGTACAAGAATAATCATTGATTCAATAGGGGATGCATTTAGTGGTATAAGTACTCCTATTAGATTTGCTATTATGGTATTGCAAGGTGCTTGGAGTGTATTATCATCATTGGTCGGTACTGCAGTAGGCATTGGTCAGGGAATATATGATGCTTTGAAACCTATTGTTTGTATATTGCTTGGTTGTAGTCCAGGTATTGTTCCAGCATTAGGAAAAGTATTAGAAATATTTGGCACAGTTTGGAACGCTATTGTCTCATTATTAAGTGGAGTTATGCCATCAGTAATTAGCGCAATTCAACCTGTTTTAGATATCCTCACAATAATTGGAGAATTCTTATTAGGTACATTCCAGTTTGCATGGCAAACTATAATTATAGTTTTCATGACTGTTTGGAATCATTTACAAGTAATTATCACTATATTCAACCAATTCTTAAGTGGGCAAATCACATTACAAACAATGCTAGGGCAAATTTGGGCAGTAATCAAATCAATGTTCTTTTCAGTACTTGCAATAATCATAGCTAGAGTAGGATTATTCGCAAGGTTTATTGTGAATAAAGCAATTAGTGCTGCTAGAGGTTTTGTCAATGCAATAATCAATAGAATTACTTCTCTACCAGGTAGAGTATTCAGTATTTTAATTGGTGTTGTTGGTCGTATTGCAAGTGCGGGTTCAAGTTGGATTAGTAATGCAAGAAGTACTGCTTCATCAATGGTATCTAATGTGATAAGTCATGTTAGTCAATTACCCGGCCGTGTTGGTCAAGAATTCATGAACATTGGAAGTAGAATTGTTTCAGCTGGAAGTGACTTGGTTAACAAAGCGAAAAATATTGGTAAGAATATTGTTAATGGTTTACTCGGTGCGATGGGTATTCACTCACCAGGTACTATTCAAACCAAAGTAGTAACTGAATTCAAAAACATGGTAGGTAGAGTTCAAGAGTGGATTAAACCTGCAGGTGAAACAGCTAAAGAATTTGGTGAAACATTAGTTGATGAATTTGGAAACCCAACACTTGAAGCAGACACTAGTCTTGTTCAAGAATTAGACACTCCAACCATGAATATTGGAATTGATACTACTCAATTAAATTCAGCAAATCAAGATGTTATTAACCAATATGGTAACCTTGCTAATGTAACTGGAAACAGCCTTCAAAGCATAGTTTCACAAGATAAAATTGCATTTAATACTATTAAAGCAAATGACACTGCACAAATGAGTACTATTGCAGCTACTGTTGGAAACAAAATGCAACAAATGACCAATCATGTTAAAACTAACATGAATAATATTGTTTCTAAAAACAAACAGGGATTCATCTCTGCAAAAAATAACACTACAACTCAACTAAACAGCATGGTTAGTAAAACTAAAACTGCTAACAGTAAAATGATTTCTTCTTGGAAAGGAATGAGTAATGATGTTATTAGTTTTGCAGGTAAAATCAAAACTCAATCAAGCCAACACTTTGATAAACTAGGTAGTAAAATTGGGTCATTCTATCGTAAACTTCAAAATCCTGGAGGTTTTGGTGCAGGACCTTCAAGTCCAAGTGGTAGAGTTTCAACTGTCAAACGTAGTGGAACAAACGGATTTAGAGCGATTTCAAATGCTCTTAGGAAATACCAAATGCCACAAACCATGACATTAAGTGAAATTCGCACAAATCCTTTCATATCAATGGATAATGTTGGATCATATGTCACTAGTAGTAATAATAAATTCAATGTAGCTGATCTTGTCAGAGCAGGTAACTTCAAAATCCCAATTGGTCTTGAAGATCCATTCAATAAAAAGAGTGGTGCCGGTTGGTTAGATTCTGTTGGAAAACATATCAACAAAATCAAATCCACTTCTGATAAATGGAGAATGAAAGGTCCTAAAATCATCGGTAAATATGCAACAAGCATAGGATTTAAAGTTGGTGATTTTGAAAACGGAACTCCAAAAATTGATTTTGCCACATTTAAACAAATTGCCGAAGACGTATTCAGCCAATGCCATTATGCATTCTACTTTAATAGTAACAAATGGGGTAGTTGGATGAATGCATTCCAACATGGAGACATGAACTGTAGTGATAGTAGTGATGCTTTAATTGCGATGGCTCATAGTATGGGTTTACCTGCAAGTAAAGTTCATGGTCACTGGGGAAGTGTAGGTCATTTCTGGGCAAATGTTGCAGGCCATAAAATGGACACTACAGGTTGGATGAATCAACGTAATTGGACACCATCTGCAAGTCATGCAGGACCTGCTCCAAGAGGATTAACATTTGGTGAATTTATTGATGCTATTAAATCTGAAAAAGAATCATCTGTTGTAAGTACATCTAATAATAATGATGGTGATGATGTTGAAATCAACGGTAAAGTAACTGTTGAACATATTCATAAATTCATTGATTTACCGGAAAATGTTTCAGCAGCTGAAGTGGCTAGATTAATCAATGAAGCTCCGGAGGATGAAAACTGGTTAATAAAATTAATCAAGTTACTTGTTAAAGATAAAAACTTCCAAAACATGGATTTGAAAGAAAAAATCAGAATAAATAAAAAGAATGCACGTGCAGGAGGCATATAAAAATATGGATAAACTAATAGTGGACGTTGGTAAAATCAGAGGATTGGGGAATATTGTTCCCCCTAAATCTCCTTCTGATTTTGACCTGCTCGCCAGCACAATCACTTCCAGTATAGAAGTGATTAATCAAGAAAACGTGAATGTATTCTCATTAAATTATTTAAATGGGTCCCGATTAATCATTACCAGTGGTACTTGGACGGAATACGCTCCTAATATGAGTAATTTCACAGTTAATTGTAAACTAGTGTATCATACGGATAATGTGATTTATTCAGCACCGGTCACTTGCACTCTCCCAAATGGGACTGTGCTGAATGATACTACTGATAATGATGGAAATGTTAGTTTCACAATACCTATCACTCCAGAAATTAGCGTGTATCCTTTAAAAATAAAATATGAAGGTAACACTAATGTTTCAAGTTACACTACATATGCTACTATAAGGCTAGGAAACATACAAGGTTTGGAGTTAAATAGTGATAAATCAATCATCAGTAAAAGTGAAAACACTATCTTAACTGCCACTTTAACAGGTACTAACATTTTAGGTGAACATATTGGAGTTAAAGGTCAAATAGTGAATTTCTATGAAGAATACACTCCCGAATTAATATTAACTAGTGATAAAAATATCTTGCAAAAAGGTGAAACAGCAAAACTTAGTGTGCAATTAAAAGATAGTGCTGATGGAAGCCTTGTAGCTGAAAGTGGAATACTTACTAAAATTTATCAAACACTCACAGAAGGTTTATTATTCAATGATTCCACCGAACACTCATACACTAGTGGAACTACACGGATATTTGAAAGTATCAGTGGCACTTTAACAGATTTAACAGATGACTGGATACTTGAATTTGACATGAAAAACGATGTGGGAAGTGGTGGAATAAACATCGGAGCAACACAGCATCACCAACCACCTAGCAGTGCGAATTACAGATTATTCATTGGTACAGATAGTACTAAATTCAATTTCAACAACCGTACACTCCAATCAAACCATTCAAATACAGGTACAAGAGAAACCGGTACTTTTTATCACTTTAAACTTGTGAAAACAGGAGCGAATGTATCAGCATATTATGATGATAATCTGATCGCTACAAAAAACATCACATGGTGGAATGATTATGATTCATTTGAAATTTACTTCATCAATTGGAATGGAACTAGTGTGGTTAAGAACATTTCTTTTAGAACAATATAATAAGATAATTAAAGGATGTGAAAAATAATGGTTAAAAGATTAATCGGAACAGGAACAACAGACGAAAACGGAAGATTCACCGTATCTTATAATGGTAAAGGTACAGGAAAACTACAACTAAAAGCAGAACATGAAGATGTACAATCAGAAACCTACAATATTACAGATTGTTTGTACTATGACCATGGGACATTGGAAGAGCATAATGATATTTGGAGTGTGAGCGGTGCAACTGGTAATCTTGAAAGAACCAGTGAGGGTACTGTTTTAACCGGAAACTGGGGGCACTTCTTCGTCAAGCATATTCTTGATTATTTTTTAAATCAACCAGTCGCAGTTGATGTGGATATTGTAAACATACAACAACCAGGACATGCACGGTTCCAGTTATATGACGGCACAAACAATTTCATACGAACATTCAGTGAATTAGGCATAACCAATAATTCTCATTTATATGTCCGGTGGGAGGATTCAACTATAAGAATTTGTGTTAATGATGAATTAAAAGTAACAGCTCCTGTAAACTTGAATAAATCACGTGTTGGTTTTCAAACATATCATGACCTTGCAAGCATAACTTTTAAAAACTTCATGATTTACCCAATATAA